CTTCAAGAGCCAGGTCGGCTGGGTCGCCAAGACGGCCGGCCTGCGCAACCCGATGCAGGGCAGGGTGCATGTGTACGTCGCCCTGTATCCAGCAAAGCCACAGGACGCCGAACGGCGCATGCGCAGGCTTGGGGATGGGTGGGATGACAACGTGCGCTCTCTGGATTTGGACAACGCATTGAAGGTCACAATTGACTCGCTCAAGGGCATCGCTTTCGAGGATGACCGCCAGGTGTGGAGGCTGACCGCCGAGCGCATGGAACCCGACGGCGAGGCGCGGGCGGTGGTCGGCGTGGCGCCGATCCTGGTGGAATCCAGACAGATGGAGTTGGCATGACCGACGCCGAACTCAATCACTGCATCGACATCCTGCGCGCGTCTGTCACACGGGCATTCAACCACTACGACCGTGGCGAGGCCAAGCAACTCGGAACGGTTTTTCATGCACTGCTGCGGGAACGCGCGGCGCGATTCGATCAATGCGGGGACAACGCCGGCCAGCGCCGTCCTGCCGTCACGGGACTTACCCGCACCCTTCAATTCCATGACGGTGGAGTGCCAAATGGCGCGCATACGCACAATCAAACCTGAGTTCTGGCAGCACCCAATCATGTCCAGGATGGATGATTCCGTTCGGATGTTGGCGGTGGCTTTGCTCAATCTCGCCGACGACGAGGGGTATTTCTACGCCGACCCATCTTTGATTCGCTCCTCGGTGTGGCCGTTCGACGATGATTCGTCGAAGGCTCGACGAGCGCTCGAACAACTCTCGAAAGTGGGGTGGATTGAGATCGTCGAGTGCGCCGAAATCGGCCAGATTGGGCGCGTGGTGAATTTCACCAAACACCAGAAGGTAGATCGCCCCAGCCCCAGTAAAATCAAGGGTTACACAGCATCGTCGAACATTCGTCGAACACTCGACGATGATTCGTTGCTGGAACAGGGAACAGGGAACAGGGAACAGGGAAGAAAAGAAGCACCCCCGAGCAAGTCGGGGGATGCCCCTCCTGAACCTGTCTGCACGAAACCCGTGAACGGCTCGCCCATCGCGTTCGCCACTTTCATGGCCCGGTGCAAGGAGCACCACGAGCGGCCGATTGCCGACTACCGGCCGGTGTGGGAGTACGCGGAACGGGTTGGCATCCCCGAGGACGCGATTGTCCTGGCCTGGCAGGAGTTTGGCCGGCGCTACGGCGAAGGCGGTGGGCGAAGTGCGAAGCGCTACCGGGATTGGCGGCAAGCCTTCCGCAACGCCGTCGAAGAGAACTGGATGGGTTTGTGGACCCTGGATGAGCAGGGTAGGGCGGTGCTGACGACGCGCGGCCGCATCGCCGAGAAGGTGGCGGCATGAGCATCGACCTGCACGCACTGGCCGCCGAGCAGAACGCCATCGGCGCCGCCCTCCAGGAACCCGACCGACTGGACGACGTGGCCCTGTCGCCGGAGGACTTCGCCAACCACGCCAACGCCACGATCTGGCGCACCATCCGGGCGATGCTCGAAAGCGGCGAGGCGGTGGACGCGCTGACCGTCGCCGAGCGCCTGGAACGCGAAGGCACGCTCGACCGTTGCGGCGGGTTGGCCTACCTGTCCGACGCCGCACTGGCCACCTACAACGCCGCCAACCTGGGCAGCTACGCCCGGCAGGTACGCGACCGCGCCATCCGTCGCCGCATGCTGGCGGCGATCCACGAGATCGGCAAGGCCATCGAATCCGGCGACGACATGGCGGAGGTGCTGGGCACCGCGCAGGAGCGCATCATGGCCATCGGCCAGAACGCCGAGACACGCGCCCCGGTGCGTGTGCAGGACATCGCCGTGGATCGCCTCAACGTGCTCGATGCGCGCTTCAACGGCAACGATGACGGGCTCTCCACTGGGCTGGTGGACCTGGACGAGAAGCTGGGCAAGATTCGCCCCGGCGATCTGGTGGTGGTGGCGGGCAGGCCCGGCATGGGCAAGTCCGCGTTCGCCATGCAACTCGCCGAGGCGATGAGCAGCACGGACAAGCCCGGCCTGTTCTTCAGCCTGGAGATGAGCGCCGGCCAACTGGTGGACCGCATCCTCTCGTCGGCGGGCCGGGTGAACCTCAAGAAGTTCCGCACCGCGCAGTTCCACGACGATGACTGGCACGGCCTGACCGTGGCCATCAGCGCCGCGCAGGCCATGCCGGTGTTCATCGACGACCATTCCGCAGGTATCGGCCAAATCCTCTCGACCATGCGCGCCTTCAAGCGGCGCCATGGTCTGGGGGTGGTGGTGGTGGACTACATCGGCCTGGTGCAGTCGGAGGGTGAGACGCGCGAGCAGGAAGTCGCCCGCGTCACCCGCGCGCTCAAACTGGCGGCCAAGCAACTGGGTTGCCCGATCCTCGCCCTGGCGCAACTCAACCGGAAGCTGGAAGACCGGGGCGACAAGCGCCCCATGCAGTCCGACCTGCGCGAATCCGGCGCGGTGGAGCAGGACGCCGACGCGATCCTGATGTTGTACCGCGATGAGCTCTACAACTCGGACAGCCCGCACAAGGGCGTTTGCGAAGTGCTCATCCGCAAGAACCGGCACGGCGAGACCGGCATGGTCCCCGTGGTGTTCCGCGCCGACGTGGTGCGGTTCGAGAACCACGCCGGGCACTTCGAGCCGGACTACAAACCGATGCGCTCGAAAAAATACAAGGTGGAGCTATGAACTGCGCCAACTGCCAGCACGCCAAAACCCGCGTTGGACTGCTGGGCCGCTGGGTGTTCTGCGCACGGTTCCACACGGCGGTGACGGTGCGCTGCGCGGACTATCGGCAGAAGGGGCTGGGCAAGTGAAGGCGGGACGCAAGCCCGCCATCGGCCGCGTGATTCTGATGTCGGCGGCGTTCAACCGCACGGTCGCCGAGATCGTGCGGGCGACCGGCGCCAGGCCGGAGACGGTGCGCAAGGTGTTGATCCGCGCCGAGGATCGCGGCGAGATCGTGTTGCGCCGGTTCGTCCATGGCAAGTGCGGGCGGACCATTTTTGTGGAGAGGAGCGGGGGGTGAGCGATCCGAAAAAAACGGAAGAAATCGGGGCCACAAGAACGCCGCTCGGAAGGTTCGCAAAAGGCAATCCAGGCGGTCCACGTGGGCCTAAAGGCGTGACGCGAGACGTGCGTGAGGCCATCGCCAAGATCGCCGAGGGCAAGGTGGACCAGGTATCCGGCTGGCTGGATTCCGTCGCCGCCGAAGACCCGGCCACGGCCATGGACCTGTACCTGAAAATGATCGAGTACCACATTCCCAAACTGGCTCGCTCGGAGATGACCGGCCCCAACGGCGGCCCAGTGCAGATACAGGCGCCAAAGCTGGAGATCGTCCTGCATAGGCCAGATGCGCCTTGACCTGCATGCAAAGCAGTCTGTCGCGTTCCAGTCCGCAGCAACGGAAATCTTGTACGGCGGCGCGGCCGGGGGCGGCAAGTCGCACCTGATGCGCGTCTGCGCTATCGCGTGGGCGGTCGATATTCCGGGCATCCAGATTTATCTGTTCCGTCGCACGCACCCTGATTTGTGGAAAAACCACATGGAAGGCCCGAGCAGTTTTCCGGCAATGCTTGCGGAATGGGTTGCTTCAGGTTTGGTGCGGCTCAACCTGTCGGATGGCCAGGTTATTTTCTGGAACGGCAGCAAGATCCACTTGTGCCACTGCCAGCATGAAAAGGACATGCTCAAGTACCAGGGCGCGGAAATTCATGCGCTGCTGATCGACGAGCTTACCCACTTCAGCGAAACGATTTATCGATTCCTGCGGGGGCGTGTGCGTCTTGGCGCGTTCTCTCAGTCCATTCCTGAGCGTTGGCGCGACCAGTTCCCGCGCATCCTGGCTGGCGCGAACCCTGGCGGAGTTGGTCATCACTTCGTCAAACAAACCTTTATAGATGGCGCTCGCCCGCTGCTGATTCGAGACATGCCACCCAAAGACGGCGGCATGCGGCGGCAGTACATCCCAGCGCGGCTTGATGACAACCCGAGCATGGATGAGGGCTATGCGGATCGCCTCGCCGGACTGGGCAACGAAGCACTGATCCGCGCAATGCTGGAGGGTGACTGGGACATCGTTTCCGGCGCCTATTTCACCGAGTTCAGCCGCTCACGCCATGTGATCAAGCCGTTCACCATCCCGCTGCACTGGACGCGCTACCGAGCGTTCGACTGGGGCTCCGCGAAGCCGTTTGCCTGCTACTGGATCGCGGTTTCTGACGGCGCCATGACGAAGTTTCCGCGCGGCGCGCTGATCGTCTATCGGGAGTGGTACGGCATGAAGCCAGACCAGCCCAACGTCGGCCTGAAGATGACGGCGGATGCCGTGGCGCGCGAGATCGTGCGCAGGGACCAACAGGAAACCACCACCGGCAACGGCTGGGGGGTGGCGGACCCGGCAATATTTGCCGAGGACGGCGGCCCATCGATTGCCGAGGCCATGCGGGCGGAAGGATGCCGCTGGCGTCA